TATACACTTTATAAAAGAATATACAAAGATTGTAAATATTGATGAAGGTCTAGTTCCTTTTAATATGTACGATTTTCAAAAGCGTATGGTAAATACGTTTCATAACAATCGTTTTTCTATTTGTAAATTACCTAGGCAGTCTGGTAAATCAACTACTATTATCGCATATCTATTACATCAAGTTATATTCAATGACAATATAAACGTTGCCATACTTGCAAACAAATCATCAACTGCTAGAGATTTATTAGGTAGATTACAACTTGCATATGAAAACTTACCTAAATGGTTACAACAAGGTGTACTAAATTGGAACAAAGGTTCTTTAGAATTAGAAAACGGCAGTAAAATTCTTGCGGCTGCAACATCTTCAAGTGCGATTCGAGGTGGTTCATTTAACATCATATTCCTTGATGAGTTTGCTTTCATACCTAATAATATATCTGAGCAGTTTTTTAGTTCAGTATATCCTACAATTTCATCTGGTAAAAAATCTAAAGTTATGATTGTATCTACACCACATGGAATGAATATGTTTTATAAACTATGGAATGACGCTCAACATAAACGAAATGATTATGTACCTATTGAAGTACATTGGTCAGAGGTACCTGGTAGAGATGAAAACTGGAAAGCAGAAACAATTAGAAACACTAGTGAGGCACAATTTGCTACCGAGTTTGAGTGTGAGTTTGTAGGATCAGTAGATACATTAATTAATCCATCTAAATTGAGAACGTTATCACACAATACACCAATAGTATCAAACGAAGGTTTAGATATGTACGAAAGAGCAGAAAAAGGCAAAGACTATGTTATGACGGTTGATGTTGCACGTGGTACTATAAGAGATTATTCTGCCTTTACCGTATTTGACGTAACACAAATGCCATATAAGATGGTTGCAAAATTTAGAGATAATGAAATTAAACCTATATTGTTTCCTCATACTATTGAGAAAGTTGCAAAGGCATATAACAATGCTCATGTATGTGTTGAAGTAAATGATTTAGGCCATCAAATAGCAGACGCTTTACAATTTGAATTAGAATATACTAATCTATTAATGTGTATGATGAAAGGTAGAGCAGGTCAAATACTAGGTGGTGGTTTCAGTAAAAGAGGAACACAATTAGGTGTTCGTATGACTAAACAAGTAAAACGTATAGGTTGTTCAAACTTAAAGTCTTTACTTGAATCAGATAAAATTATAATAAATGATTTTCATACTATACAAGAATTATCAACGTTTGTAAGACGTGGTAGTGGTTGGCAGGCTGAAGAAGGTTCTAATGATGATCTAGTTATGTGTTGCGTTATCTTTGCATGGATCACTAATCAAAGATATTTTAAAGAGATGACTGACCAAGATGTACGTGCTAGAATGTACGCCGAACAACAAAACGCAATAGAACAAGATATGGCACCTTTCGGGTTTATGGATAACGGTATGCAAGATGAATATCAACAAGATGATAGTGGTGAAGTATGGACGCCAGTGACCGTACGAAAAGGTGATATATTATAAATATAAACGAGATTAATGATACCTATTAGCTAATAAGGAGAACAAAAATATGGCATTTCAAGTTTCACCAGGTGTTCTCGTAAAAGAGAAGGATTTAACAAATGTTATTCCAGCAATAGCAACTACGATCGGTGCTGTTGCAGGTCAATTCTCACAAGGACCTATGGACGAAGTTACGACCATTAGTTCTGAAAAAGAATTGGTAGAAACATTTGGAAAACCTGACTCATCAACTTTTGAATACTTTTTTAGTGCTGCAAGTTTCTTGCAATACTCATCAAGTTTAAGAGTTGTACGAGCTGCAAACTCTGGAAGTCTTAACGCAGTAGTTTCTGGTACTGCTTTACAGATTAAGAATACAGATCATTACCAAAACGGTGACGGTAGTACTGGACCTTACAATGATGGTTCAGCTAACGTTGGCGAATGGGCTGCTAGATCAGCAGGCGCATGGGGTAATAACTTATTAATTTCTTCATGTCCAACTGCTACGGCATATGAAGAAGTAGACAAAACAACAACAAACGATTCATCAACTGCTGTTGGTGATACAACAATTACTTTAACTTCAGGTACTGGATTCAACGTTGGTGATATTATCAACTTCGGTGAAAGTGGCGGACATGAGTACAGAGTCACTGCTGTAAGTACTAACGATTTGACTTTCGTAAGACACCCTTCAGGTACAGGCGGATTACATACTGCTGTTGCTGATGGTTCAAACGTAAGAAGAAGATGGCAATACTACGATCTAGTAGATAAAGCACCAGGTACTTCAACTTATACTTCAACTAGAAGTGGATCAGGCGATGAAATGCACATTGTCGTTATTGATGAAGACGGTGGTATTACAGGTACTGCTGGTGAAGTATTAGAAGTATATGATTCAGTATCAAAAGCTGCTGACGCTAAAACAGCACAAGGTGATACAAATTATTATGCTGATGTAATCTATAACAAATCACAATACATTTTCTGGATGGATCACAATTCAGCTGGTACAAATTGGGGTTCAAACGCTAGTGGTATAACATTTACTGCTGTAGATTCTGTATTAAGAAGAGCATTAGTAGATGGTGCAGACGGTTCTGCTGTAACAACAGCTGAATTAAAATCTGCATATGAAAACTATCAGGATGGTGATACAGTTGATGTTAATTTAATCATCGCTGGTAAAGGTGACGCTACTCACGTAGATAACCTTATCACAATTGCAGAAAACAGAAAAGACGCTGTTGTATTCTGCTCACCTGAAAGAGCTGACGTAGTAAATGTAACAAACGCTTCTACTCAAACAACTAACGTAAAAGGATTTTTTGATAGTATCAGATCATCTTCATACGCAGTTTTTGATAGTGGTTACAAATATACTTACGACAAATACAATGACGTGTTCAGATATGTACCTCTTAACGGAGATACTGCTGGATTGGCTGCAAGAACAGATTTAGTCGCAGACTCATGGTTCTCACCTGCTGGTTTCAACAGAGGAGTTATGAGAGGTGTGGTTAAACTTGCATACAACCCTAACAAAACACAAAGAGATGAATTGTACAGAGCAAGAATTAATCCAGTTGTAACAATGCCAGGACAAGGAACATTATTGTTTGGTGATAAGACTGGTTTATCAACGCCGAGTGCATTTGATAGAATAAACGTAAGAAGATTGTTCATTACTTTGGAGAAGGCAATATCAACTGCTTCTAAATTTCAGTTATTTGAATTCAATGATGAATTTACAAGAGCTCAATTTAGAAATATAGTTGAACCATTCCTAAGAGATGTACAAGGTAGAAGAGGTATTACAGACTTTTCAGTAGTTTGTGACGAAACAAATAACTCTCCAGACCTTGTCGTTGATAGAAATGAGTTTAGAGCAGATATATTTGTTAAACCAAATAGATCAATCAACTTCATAACTTTACAATTCGTTGCAACAAGATCAGGCGTTGCATTTGAAGAAGTGGTAGGAGGATAAACACATGCCAAATATAAATGACTTTAAAGCTAAGTTAAGAGGCGGTGGAGCTCGTGCCAATCAGTTTAGAGTAACAATGCCTTTCCCAGGTTATGCTGCTGTAGGTGGGGAGACTGAAAACATGTCTTTCTTATGTACATCAACATCTTTACCTGGTATGACGGTAACGGAAGTTGCAATACCATTTAGAGGTAGGGAGTTATATGTTGCAGGTGACAGATCATTTGCTACATGGACTACAACTATCTTAAATGATACAAACTTCTTAATCCGAAACGCATACGAAAGATGGTTAAACGGTATCAATAATATGTCAGATAACGAAGGATTAGTAAATCCTGTTGATTATCAAGTTGACGCATTTGTTGATCAGTTAGACCGAAATGGTAACGTGATTAAATCATACACATTCAGAGGAATGTTTCCAACAACTCTGGATGACATTGCGCTATCTTATGGGGACAATAATACCGTAGAAAGTTTTACTGCTACTCATAGATACCAATACTTTGAAACAAATACTACTACTTAATACCATTATAAGTATTAGTAATAGGAGAAACTAAATTATGGCTGAACTGTTTGGGTTTAAGATAGAGCGACTGAAAGGTCCCTCAACCGATCCAAGACAAAATATAGTTCCACCTCAAGCAGAGGACGGCACACAAACCGTCCCTGCTGGTGGGTTCTTTGCGTCTTATGGAGGGTTTGATGTTACTGCTCGTAACGAATTAGATTTAATAAGAAGATATAGAGAAGTTGCTTTACATCCCGAGTGTGATCTCGCAATTGAGGATATAGTATCAGAAGCAATTGTATCAAACGAAAATCAACAATCTGTACAAGTAGATTTAAGTAAAATAGAGTATAGTGACTCTGTTAAGAAAAAAATTAGAGAGTCTTTTAGTGAAGTTTTAAAATTATTAAACTTTGATATAAAAGGCCATGACATCTTTAGAAGATGGTATGTAGATGGTAGATTATTCTATCATAAGATCATTGATAAAGAAAGTCCAAGACTAGGAATATCTGAAATAAGATATATTGATCCTAGAAAAATCAAAAAAGTTAGAGAAGTAAGAAAACAAAGAACAGATGGTATGCCATCTTCATTTGCTTTTGAGAACAAATTCCAAGAATATTATATATTCAACGAAAGAGGAATACACCCTACTGCTACATCAAACGCAGGTGGGTTAAGAATAGCAACAGACGCTATTGCTTATTGTCCATCAGGACTAGTAGATCAAACTCATAATCAAGTATTATCTTATTTACATAAAGCAATCAAACCAGTTAATCAATTAAGAATGATTGAAGACGCTGTTGTTATTTACAGAATTGCTAGAGCACCTGAAAGAAGAATATTCTATATTGATGTAGGTAACTTACCTAAAATCAAGGCCGAACAATATTTAAGAGATGTTATGGCAAGATATAGAAACAAGTTAGTATATGACGCTTCAACAGGTGAAATAAGAGATGACCGAAACTATATGAGTATGTTAGAAGACTTTTGGTTACCTCGTAGAGAAGGTGGGAGAGGAACTGAAATTACTACTTTACCAGGTGGTCAGAATTTAGGTGAAATACAAGATATAGAATACTTCCAAAAGAAACTATATCGTTCTCTAAACATACCTATTAGTAGATTAGAAGGTGGTCAAGGTTTCAATCTTGGTAGAGCTGCAGAAATTAGTAGAGATGAAGTTAAATTTACTAAATTTGTAGGTCGTTTAAGAAAAAAATTCTGTATGTTATTCCATGACCTTTTAAAAACACAATTAATTTTAAAAGGCGTTATTGCACCTGAAGAATGGGATTCAATGATGGGAGATATAACATATACTTTCTTACAAGATGGTTACTTTGCTGAATTAAAACACAGCGAAATGATGAGAGAAAGAGTACAACTTGCTCAACAACTAGAAGGTTATGTTGGTAAGTATTTCTCAAATGATTACATTAGAACAAAAATATTAAAACAAAATGAACAAGAACAAGAAGAAATTGACAGACAAATTGAAGAAGAAGGTGCTGAACAAGCACCAGAACAAAACGCCATTAGTCCTAACGAAAAAGAGGATGGTGGTGAAGAAGAAAAACCGACATTAGGAGATAAATAATGAGTAAAGAGAATATAGGAAAATTTGTTAATTCGTTACAAAAAGGCGACAATGCTCAAGCAGGAGAAGATTTAAAAAATGCTCTTGCAGATAAAGTTTCGTCTGCTTTAGATGACGCAAAAACTGATGTGGCAAGATCGGTATTTACAGGCCAAGTAGGCGCAGACGCTCCAGAAGCAAATGTGTTTAGTGGCAATGATATAAGTGCTGAAACTCCTGCAACACCAGAGGCGTCAAGTGATGAAGTGGCTCAGTAATTTTATAAAAGATAATATAACTGAAGCAAACGATTATAAACGTACTAGGCAGTATAACAAACTCACGCCTAAAATGAAGCGTGCTGTTGATATGGTGTTTAGAATGGCTGACAAAGATGGTGACGTTATTGCAAACTTTGAAAAGAATGTTAATAACGCTGCAAAACAATTCGGTGTCAGAAAACAAGATTTAATGAACTATTTTGATAAAGAAACACTAACAATTTTAAGGAGATAGAAATGGGAACATTTATACTAAAAGGTACAGCTGTTACAGGTACTTTATCAGATAATGATATTGGTAAAGCACATTTTGTAAGAATAGTTGCTACTGCTGGTAGTAATACTATTACGGTTAAAGATGGTAGTACAACATTAGGTACAACATTGTTAAACTCAGCAGGTGATGAAATCACTATTGAAAAACATGCTAAGCATACAATATCATCTAGTGGTGCTGTAAGTGCTACTGCTGTAGGCGTAGGACACTAACATGGCTGACACGGTATCTACACAAACATTAACAGATACGACAGGCGTAAAGTTTGCCGTTAAGATGACTAACTATTCTGACGGTACAGGTGAAAATTTAGTACAAAAAATTGACGCTAGCAATACAACTTTTATGACCGAAGATGGGGAAAGAAAAATCTCTAAAATCTTTTGGTCTGTAAATACACAATCAGGCAAATCAGCTGTAGAATTGATATGGGATGGTGCAACAAACGCTACCGCAGTTTCGTTGTCTGGTCAAGGTTTTTGGGACTTACGAGCAGATGGCAACGAGATAGTTAATAACGCAACGACACCAACAGGTGATGTTTTACTATCAACAAAGAATTTTGCAAATGGTGATAATTACACGATTTTAGTGGTTTTCAGATAATAATTTGTATAAATATTAGAGAGAAATTAGAGATAGATACAAATGAAATTAATTACCGAAGAAATATCAAACGCAGAATATATTGTAGAAGAAGCTAATGGAAAGAAAAACTATTCCATTAAAGGTGTATTCATGCAATCCGATGTGAAAAATAGAAATGGAAGAATCTATCCTAAAGAAATCTTACAAAAAGAAGTAGCTCGTTATAATAGAGAGTTTATTCAAAAAAATAGAGCTTTTGGCGAACTTGGTCATCCTGATGGCCCGACAGTAAATTTAGAAAGAGTATCGCACATGATCAAAGCTCTCACTCCAGAAGGCAGTAATTTTATAGGTGAAGCACGTATTTTAGATACCCCATATGGAAAAATAGTGAAAAGTTTAATTGATGAGGGTGCAAAATTAGGTGTTTCAAGTAGAGGAATGGGCACACTAGTAAATACTGGTGGTGCTAATGTAGTCAAAGACGATTTTTATCTTGCAACCGCGGCTGATATAGTCGCAGACCCAAGTGCTCCAGACGCTTTTGTAGAAGGCATTATGGAAGGTAAAGAATGGGTTTGGAATAATGGGATATTGAAAGAGCAAGAAGTAGAAGAATTAAAAGTACAGGCTGAAGAAAAGATAAAAAGAGAAAAGATAGCAGAAGTTAATGCTAAAATCTTTGAATCTTTTCTTAAAAAGCTGTAATTTTATAAATAGTAATTGACACATTCCGTTAGGAATGGTGTAATTATTGCAATAATTAACAACTAAAGACTATTGAGGAGATAGAACAATGGCTGATAACAAAACTGTGGCAGATTTGCCAACTAAAAACGCCGCTCCAGCTGAACCAGCAAAGTCGTTACAGGCAACTGTACAACAAGTGATGAACAAAGCAATCACTTCACCGACTGACGCTAAAGTAGATTTCGCACAAGGGGTTAATCACATTACTGGTGACCCACAACAAAAAAGTGCAGGAGCAGCTGACCCAATGCCTACTCTAAAAGCAGAAAAAGAAGCAGACAAAGAAAAAGAAACTGTGGCTGCTGCTTACGAAGCTGACGAGAAGAAAGACGAAAAAGAAAAAGAAGACATGAAAGAAGTAGCAGACAAAAAAGATGATGAGAAAAAAGA